ATGGCATACGCTTGGTGTCAACGTGTGGGTGATATGCGTGTCTTAACATGGGATGCCATACACTTTGACAAGAGGCGTGTACATATAGAACAATCTAAGCGTAGGGCAGAAGTGTTCTTGCCTATCGACGATGATTTATTTGAAATGCTACAGCAACAACGTGAAGACTTTGGCTTTCAACCTTTGGTTGCACCAAGACCACAGCCTATCAGTGGGGAGTATGTAGCATACAGCCAGTACAAACTGCCATTACATGCACGTAAGTTGATGGACGCCGCTGGATTGTCCAGTGACTTACGTCTGTCTGATTTACGTAGAACAGGCACAACAGAAATGGTAGAAGCTGGTGTAGGAATAGGACAGATCATGTCGGTAACAGGACATGCTAACCCACAATCAGTAAAACCGTACATGAAGAACACATACGAGAGTGCCAACAATGCCTTGACAGCACGTCAAACTTATGGTAAAAGCACCTAACTGCCGCACAGGAGAGATTATATATGAATAATATATATAACATTGTAAGTGATATGAATGTACCAGTAGGTAGTACACTTAGAACCAAGTGTCCTAGCTGTGGTAAACGTACATTCACAGTGACTAACAACATGGGATCACTCGTATGGAATTGCTTTCGCATGTCTTGTGATATTAAAGGCGGCACACGTGTCCGTATGTCAGCAGACGATATTCGTGTACAACTCTCTGATGTAGCGCGATTTGCTAGTGGGGATGACTTTGATGTTCCTGAATATCTCGTGCCACATAATTACGACGTAGCAGAGTGGGCTATGGAATTGTATGGGCTTGACTCTAAAGAGTTAGGTTTGCTATATGATGTGCGTGAACACCGCGCTGTGTTCCCCATCAAACACGACGGTAAAGTTGTGGACGCCACAGGACGTGCGCTTGGTAAGCGTTTACCTAAATGGCGTAGGTATGGAAAAAGTGGCTTGCCATATTCGTTTGGTTGTGGTAAAGTCGCCGTAGTTGTTGAGGACTGTGTGAGTGCCGCCGTGGTTGGTGGCGGTAACTTTGTCGGGGTAGCTGTGCTAGGAACGTCATTGTCTGACGCACACAAAAAGTATCTTGCACAGTTCTCAACAGCCATCATTGCACTCGACCCTGATGCAGTGCGTAAAACAATACTGATGGCTAAAGAGTTGCGAGGACATGTCAATGATGTTCGCGTGTTGTATTTGACAGATGATTTGAAATATCGTAATCCAACTGATATGAATAACCTAGCCGACATAGGAGATGTATAATGGAAGTACCAATGTTAAGAAGTCTAATGGACAAAGTATTCTACGATGACCATCGTGGTGCTAAGTGTCCAGACAGATTATTTAGTTCTGACAATCGTAAGATTAAGCAGACAATAGACAGAGCAATGGATCACTACAATCGTAGTGTTACACCAGACGAGGTGCAAGCCCTGTTTGTATCAGATAATCCCACCATGACCACAGCACAAAGGCAAGGCTTTGATAGTTTATTTGTACAGTTAAAGCGTGAAGAGCCTATGGGCAATGACATAGCACAAGAGGTGCTATCTAAGTTGTTCCAAAAAGTTGTTGGTGAAGACGTTGCTAACATTGGTTTTGATATGGTAAGTGGAACGGGAGGAACGTTGGAACCATTACGTAATCTCCTTGAGCGGTACGGTGATGACTTTACGCCTAATCTAAACATAGAGTGGGATGATATTACTATCGAAACCCTACTAGCTAAAGCTGATCTTGAGGCACGTTGGTCCTTTAACATCCCACCTGTGGCAAGAAAGATAGAGGGAGTAAGTGCAGGTCAACTAATAGAGGTGGGTGCGCGACCTAACACGGGTAAAACATCCTTCCATGCTAGCTTGATAGCCGCACCCAATGGCTTTGCACATCAAGGTGCTAAGTGTATTGTGCTATGTAATGAGGAGCCTACTCACAGAGTTGGTGCAAGGTATCTAACTGCTGCGGCTGGTATGTCAGCAAGAGAGGTAAAAGAGAACCTATCAAAAGCCAAGTCATTGTATGAGCCTGTGATGAATAACATCAAGATCAAGGAAGCATCTGGACGTGACATGAACTGGGTAGAGAGTGTTGCTAAAACCTACAGGCCAGATGTTCTAGTGCTTGACATGGGTGATAAGTTTAAGGCAGAAGGTGGGTTTGCTAGACAAGACGAGGCACTCAAGGCATGTGCTATTCATGCTAGGCAGATTGCTAAGTCATATGATTGTGCTGTATTCTACATGTCACAGCTATCAGCAGAGGCAGAGGGTAGATCACAGTTGAACCAGTCTATGATGGAAGGGTCACGCACAGGTAAAGCAGCAGAGGCAGACCTAATGATCCTGATTGGAAAGTCACCATCTGTTGAAGGACAAGAAGAGGATAGTCCATTGCGACATATTAATATTGTCAAGAACAAGTTGAACGGTTGGCATGGTATGATAAACTGTGAACTCAATTATTTGACAGCGAGGTACGAAGGATGAAACTAACATTAGATGTAGAGAATACCGTCACACATCGTGATGGCAAGATGCACCTTGATCCGTTTGAGGCGAACAACAGCCTGACAATGGTGGGCATACTAACTGACCAAGGGGAGTGTTACACATTCCCATTTGACCATGAAGAGCATGAGAGTGGGCATGACTACAGTAAGCGTGTTCAATGGTTTTTAGACGAAGCCACTGTGCTTATATGTCACAACGCAGCGCATGACTTGCTGTGGCTGTGGGAGAGTGGCTTCAAGTATGATGGCCCTGTCTTTGACACGATGCTAGCTGAGTATGTTTTACAGCGCGGCATTAAGGAGCCGCTATCACTTGAGGCATGTGCAGAACGCTATGACCTTGATACCAAGAAGCAAGATACTCTCAAGGAGTATTTCAAGCGGGGCTATAGCACACGCACCATCCCCATTGATGAACTGACGGAGTATTTGATTGCTGACCTTGAGGCTACACAGCAACTGTCAGACAAGCTGATGTATCGACTCAACACCCCTGCTGACAGTGGCCTCATGGGTACTGTTGACCTGACTAATCAGGTGGCTGTATGCCTGTCGCGTATTTATCAACGTGGTTTTACTGTAGACCGTGATGCATTGGATGAGGTGCGCACAGAGTTTGAGCGAGAGCGTAAGCAACTTACCGATGATCTACAGGCTCATGTGCGTAGGCTGATGGGCGATACACCAATCAACCTGAACAGTCCAGAGCAACTGTCTTGGGTTATCTACAGCCGCAAAGTAAATGACAAGCAGTTCTGGGCCACACAGATTGATCCATACATGGATGACGTAGAGTTCCGTCGTCTAATTAGCGCACACACAACACGCCTGTCAAAAACTCGTGCAGTCCAGTGTCGTAAGTGTAATGGCACAGGCTATGTGCGTAAGTTTAAAAAGGATGGCACTCCTTTTGCCAAGCCTAATAGATGTCAAGTGTGTGATGCACAGGGTTATTTGTTCCAGCCTACACAACAAACCGCTGGCTTAAAGTTTAAGGCACCATCACCTAAGTGGGCTAGTGCTAACGGTTTTAGCACAAGCAAACAGAACCTTGAGACATTAGAGAAAGCAGCACGTGTCAAAGGAATGACAGACGCAGTTGATTTCTTGTCAAAAGTTCGACGCCTATCTGCCGTAGACACATATCTGTCTTCTTTCGTTGAGGGTATTAAGATGTTTACCAAGCAGGACGGTAAATTACATGTTCGTTTATTGCAGCATCGCACAGCAACTGGACGGCTATCGGGTGCTGAACCTAATATGCAGAACATGCCACGTGGTGGTACTTTTCCTGTTAAGAAAGTATTTGTGTCACGTTTTGACGGTGGTAAAATTATGGAAGCAGACTTTGCACAGTTAGAGTTTCGTGCTGCTGCTTTCCTTTCACAAGATGGAGTTGCAATTGAAGAAGTATCTACTGGGTTTGATGTACACAGTTACACCGCTAAAGTTATTACCGATGCTGGTCAACCTACGGATAGGCAGACTGCAAAGGCTCACACGTTTGCACCGCTTTATGGCGCAACAGGCTTTGGGAGAACGCCAGCGGAAGCGGCATACTATGAACACTTCACGAAGAAATATAAAGGAGTTGCCGTATGGCACACCAAGCTGGCTAAAGAAGCTATCGCGACGAGGAAAATAACTACTCCATCAGGCAGAGAGTTTTCTTTTCCCGACGTAGTTCGTAAACATACAGGTAGAGTATCTCACTTTACGCAGATCAAAAACTACCCAGTGCAGTCTTTTGCAACAGCAGACATTGTGCCTGTGGCTTTATTGCACATTGATCAACTACTTGACAACATGCAGTCATGTGTGGTAAACACTGTTCACGATAGCATAGTAATTGATATTCATCCTGATGAAGAGCAAAGGGTTGTTAGGATAATAGAAGAGACTAATGACCAGTTGCCTTACTTGATTACTGCACGTTGGGGTGTAGTATTTAATGTGCCATTAGAATTGGAGGCAAAAATCGGACCCAACTGGCTTGACACAAAAGATGTCTTGTGATATAACTACGCATTCAAACTCAAAAGAAGGAGTATAAATACATGAATGAAATAACTACTATTGATACCAATAACTATGCAGCTATGGCAAAAGCTATGGGTATAGCTAATGAAGGCACAGGCAATAATAAAAAGTCCAGCACTCTGGCTAGACTTCGCATACATCATACACCTATCATGGGTCTTGCAGAAGTTAATGGTAAAAAAGTAAACGTTGAAGTCGTTGAAGGAGGACAATACAAACTGGAGATTCCAGATGGTCCTACTTACTATTCTTCATCAGCATCTGTTCGTCCATATATGCAACGCTTTATGTATAAGCGTTTTGTTATGGCATCAGGTAATACACCTAACAGGTATATTAAAACTGTGATGGCAGACAACTTAAACATTGATCTGAAGGATAATGATGGTGGTTTTAATTGTGGCAAACCTGCTGGGTATATCCAAGACTTTAAATCTCTGCCTGAAAAAGATCAAGAATTAATCAAGCAGATTAAGCGGGTGCGTGTAATCTTTGGCACAGTTGAACTGGATAACCCTACGGATGATCAGGGAAACTCTGTGTCTATTGATGCCGCCCCGTTTATTTGGGAAGTAGACAATCGTGATGCCTTTAAAAGTTGGGGTGAAGTGTTTTCTACTTTTGCAAAACAAAAGAGACTACCTATTCAACACGTAGTAAATGCAGCAACAGAGGAACGTAAGCTACCTAATGGTAGTAGCTTTTATCTACCAGTTACCTCTGTTAATCTAACTAACGTTGTTGATATTGAGCAATCAGACCAAGAGTTGTTTACTGACTTTATGGAATGGGTTCAAAACTACAATGAATACATCATCAATACTTATGCAGAAAAAGCTAGTATGCATAACGACGATGATGACATTGCCATCACTGATAGTCTTTCTGATATGATTGACATAGATGAAGAAGAGGTGGCATAATGAAGCACCCTGCTGAATTGGCGTTACATCAGTATATGGAAAATGCTGCTAGTGGTAAATCCACAATGTCTGAGGAGACAATGCTCCAAGTAGCTACCGACGTATCTGAGGCACTCAGCCGCCAGTTCGGCAGGGGCAACAAGCGAGGTGAGTTTGGTCTACGTATGTCAAACGTAGGTAGGCCAACTTGCCAGCTTTGGTTTGAGAAGAACGAGCCAGAAAAAGCACTGCCCCTGCCAACTACGTTCGTAATGAACATGATGCTTGGAGATATTGTTGAAGCGGTCTTTAAAGGTCTTCTAAAAGAAGCAGGAGTAAAGTATGAAGACAATGAAAAGGTTACTCTTAAACTTGATGACGGCACATCTATTGATGGCACATATGATATTGTTATTGATGGTGCTGTAGATGATGTTAAGTCTGCATCTAACTGGTCCTATAATAATAAGTTTGAGTCCTTTGATACTCTCAAACAAGGAGATGCGTTTGGATACGTGGCTCAATTAGCTGGTTATGCAAAAGCATCTGGTAAAAAAGCTGGTGGTTGGTGGGCTGTCAACAAGTCAAACGGTCAGTTTAAATATGTTCCAGCCACAGGTATTGACATTGATGAAGAGATGAATCATATTCAACAGACAGCAGACTCTTTAGAAGAGAATAGATTTGAGCGTTGCTTTGACGCTGTACCTGAAACATTTAGAGGTAAGGTTACAGGTAACATGGTTCTTGGTACTGAATGCAGCTTCTGTCGTTATAGATTTTCTTGCTGGCCTAATTTACAAGAACGTTCTGCTGTAATGTCAAAAGCAAAGCAACCTAAAACGGTTGCATATGTATCTTTAAAAGAGGAGTATATAAATGGATGAAAAAATTGAACTTGAAAGTCTGGTCGATGAGATTAAACTTACTGAACAGAAACTTAGCGACTTGCGTAAGGAATATCGTGATCGCAAAACTGCTGGAGTTCGTGCGGCTATTGAGGCTAGGAACGAAGCAGATAAAGTCTTGCGGGAAGAACTAAGGGCTATTGGATATCGTGACTCCGTAGACTTTTGGAGTCC